TAATCCCTCACCTGTTGCTAGTGATTATTTTGGATATTCCGTTTCTATAAATTCTATAGGCGATAGAATAGTAGTAGGTGCTTATTTTGATGATACCGGTGCTGATGATGCCGGTTCTGTTTATGTGTATTCGTCAGGCTCATCTACTTCAAGTGTTATAGCAATACCACCACAAAATTTACCATTAGAAACACGCAGTTTTATTAAGCTATGATAAAATTCTATAAATACACACAATAACTTGATTGGGAGCAATAATATTCAATGAGTAAGTTAGAAAATTTTTTAGAAAGTACAGCTATTGTTGGACAGTTAGATGACGAGTATAATCTAATTGGTGCACTCGACGGATACTTAAATCTTACAAATGATTATATTTTTGTTTCAAGAAGCAGTTATCCTAATTTAAGTGCTAATTGCCCTAATTCGTTTTTAGAATGTCAATTAGAACAAGAAATAAATAATCCTACTCCTGTTACTGGTGATAATTTTGGTGTTTCTGTTTCTATAAATTCTACCGGTGATAGAATAGTAGTAAGTTCTCATTATGATGACACTGGTGCTATCGATGCTGGTTCTGTTTATGTGTATTCTAGATCTGGTACAGTTTGGTCATTAGAACAAGAAATAAATAATCCTTCTCCTGTTGCTAGTGATTATTTTGGACGGTCGGTAGCAATAGATTCTACTGGTGATAGAATAGTAGTAGGGGCTCATTATGAAGATACCGGTGCCGATGCTGCTGGTTCTGTTTATGTGTATTCTAGATCTGGTACAACCTGGACATTAGAACAAGAAATAAATAATCCTACGCCTGTTGCAGGTGATCAGTTTGGTGTTTCTGTTTCTATAAATTCTACCGGTGATAGAATAGTAGTAGGAGCTTCTCAAGAAGATACCGGTGCCAGTGGTGCTGGTTCTGTTTATGTGTATTCTAGATCCGGCACAACATGGACATTAGAACAAGAAATAAATAATCCTTCTCCTGTTGCTAGTGATCAGTTTGGACAGGTTGTATCTATTAATTCAACTGGTGATAGAATAGTAGTAAGTGCTTATTTAGAAGATACCGGTGCTAGTGAGGCCGGTTCTGTTTATGTTTATACTAGATCTGGTACAACCTGGACATTAGAACAAGAAATAAATAATCCTACGCCTGTTGCAGGTGATCAGTTTGGTGTTTCTGTTTCTATAAATTCTACCGGTGATAGAATAGTAGTAGGAGCTTATTTGGAAGATACTGGAGCCAGTGGTGCTGGTTCTGTTTATGTGTATTCTAGATCAGGTACAGTTTGGTCATTAGAACAAGAAATAAATAATCCTACGCCTGTTACTGGTGATAATTTTGGTGTTTCTGTTTCTATAAATTCTACCGGTGATAGAATAGTAGTAGGAGCTTATTTGGAAGATACCGGTGCCGATGCTGCTGGTTCTGTTTATGTGTATTCTAGATCTGGTACTACATGGACATTAGAACAAGAAATAAATAATCCTTCTCCTGTTGCTAGTGATCAGGTTGGATATGCAGTTTCTATAAATTCAACCGGTGACAGGGTATTAATCGGTGCTTATGGTGAAGATACTGGTGCTCTTGCTGCTGGTTCTGTTTATGTTTATGCGTTAACTGAAAATACTACAGATTTAAAATTAAGAGGATTTAATGATTTTAATCATATTAAAATATAATAATGTCTAATACTTACAACCTTATTAAAAATAATAAAATACAAACTGGTTCAACTGTGATTGTACCTGCGCAATTCTCATCTACTAGCTTTATAGAACTTAGTAATAATTATATAACTTATATTGATAAAGCTATGTATCCATCATTAGCTAACATAGGAATGCCTGAAGTTAATTTAAGCGAATTAGAACAAGAAATAAATAATCCTTCACCGGTTTCTGGTGATCGGTTTGGAAGTGCTGTTTCTATAAATTCTACAGGCGATAGAATAGTAGTCGGTGCTTATTTGGAAGATACCGGAGCTAATGCTGCTGGATCTGTTTATGTTTATTCTAGATCAGGTACTACATGGTCATTAGAACAAGAAATAAATAATCCCTCTCCTGTTTCTTTTGATACGTTTGGATATTCCGTTTCTATAAATTCTATAGGCGATAGAATAGTAGTAGGGGCTTCAAGTGAAGATACCGGAGCATCTAGTGCAGGTTCTGTTTATGTGTATTCTAGATCAGGTACAACTTGGACATTAGAACAAGAAATAAATAATCCTTCTCCTGTTATAAATGATTATTTTGGATTTTCCGTTTCTATAAATTCTACTGGTGATAGAATAGTAGTAGGGGCTTATGGTGAAGATACCGGTGTTAATGCTGCTGGTTCTGTTTATGTGTATTCTAGATCAGATACAACCTGGACATTAGAACAAGAAATAAATAATCCTTCTCCTGTTGCTAGTGATCAGTTTGGACAGGTTGTATCTATTAATTCAACTGGTGATAGAATAGTAGTAAGTGCTTATTTGGAAGATACTGGTGCTAGTGGTGCTGGTTCTGTTTATGTGTATTCTAGATCTGGTACAACTTGGACATTAGAACAAGAAATAAATAATCCTTCTCCTGTTGACAATGATCAGTTTGGTGTTTCTGTAACAATAGATTCAACTGGTGATAGAATAGTAGTCGGTGCTTATTTGGAAGACACTGGTGCTAGTGCTGCTGGATCTGTTTATGTTTATTCTAGATCAGGTACTACATGGACATTAGAACAAGAAATAAATAACCCTTCTCCTGTTGCTGAGGACCGTTTTGGATATTCCGTTTCTATTAATTCAACCGGTGATAGAATAGTAGTAAGTGCTTATTTGGAAGACACCGGAGCCTATGCTGCTGGTTCTGTTTATGTGTATTCTAGATCAGGTACAACTTGGACATTAGAACAAGAAATAAATAATCCCTCACCTGTTGCTAGTGATTATTTTGGATATTCCGTTTCTATAAATTCTATAGGCGATAGAATAGTAGTAGGTGCTTATTTGGAAGATACCGGTGCCGATGCTGCTGGTTCTGTTTATGTTTATTCGTCAGAATCATCTACTTCAAGTGTTATAGCAATACCCCCGCAGAATTTACCATTAGGATTAAAAAATCTTATTAAAATATAGGAAATATTATGCCAACTTTATACAAATACAATGAAAATAGAATATTTTCAGGAGCAATTGAAGTTCCTGAAGGAATATCATACTCGAACACCACTACAATTAAGCCAGATGAATCATTAAAAGTTCCTAAATGGATGGGAACTGGATTAGGATGGCAAGAAAATATAGTTCGGCACAAGACATATTTAAATGTTACTGCTGATAAAGAAATTTATAATGTTAATGAAAATATTACTATTAATGCAACTGTTAAAAATAATAACCAATTAGTTCCATTAACAGCAGATTATTATGTTCCCGTAATTCGAGATTCTGATGGAAAGCAAGTTGATTTTTTAACAATATCGTTTATAAATGGAGAATCGCTTTTTACATTTTCAATTTCTGAAAAAGGAAAATATTTAATTAATATGGATAAAATTACTCCAACACCTAAATCAGTATTAAGTAAAAACCTTAATTTAATTATAGTATAAATGTAAACATATTAAAAGATAAATATATTAAATATATTTAGGAATCAATATGGGATATATAGGAAATTCTCCAGAGTTTTATACAAAAGATGAGATCGATGACTTTTTTGACGACTTATCAGGTGTAACTAATCCAGCACAAGCTAGAGCTAATTTAGGAATTAATGGAACAGGTGACGGGTATACTGGTTCACAAGGCACGATTGGTTATACAGGATCAAGAGGTAATCCCGGTACTAATATTAATGTTGTTGGATCAGTTGCTTTAGTAGCGGATTTACCTGTTTCCGGTAATACTAATGATGCGTATTTTGTAGATGAAACAAATACACTATATGTGTGGGATGGTACACAATGGTATGATGCTGGGGCTATTGTAGGACCGGTTGGCGATACAGGATATGTTGGATCACAAGGTATAACTGGTTATACTGGGTCAAGAGGTAATCCCGGTACTAATATTAATGTTAAAGGCTCTGTTTCTACAGTAGCTGATTTGCCTGCTTTTGGTAATACTAATGATGCTTATTTTGTAGATGAAACAAATACATTATATGTGTGGAATGGGATACAGTGGTATGATGCTGGTGCAATTGTAGGACCTATAGGTCCTACAGGATATGCAGGGTCGCAAGGCACGATTGGTTATACTGGATCAAGAGGGAATCCCGGCACTAATATTAATGTTGTTGGTTCGGTTGCTTTAGTAGCTGATTTGCCTGTTTCCGGTAATACTAATGATGCTTATTTTGTAGATGAAACAAATACATTGTATGTATGGGACGGTACACAATGGTACGATGCAGGAGCTATTGTAGGCCCTGTTGGCGATACAGGATATACTGGATCATCAGGAGCAGATGGGACTATTGGAATTGATGGATATACCGGTTCTGTTGGATATACTGGATCGATAGGTGTAAGCGGCACTAATGGATATACAGGTTCGCAAGGTATACCAGGAGAGTATGCTGCGGTAGGCTATACGGGATCAGCAGGAGTAAACGGTACTATCGGTGTTGATGGATACACCGGTTCACAAGGTACAATCGGTTATACTGGGTCAAGTGGTGATTTAGGTTATACTGGATCACAAGGTAACGATGGAATTGGTACTACAGGATATACTGGATCAGCAGGAGCTGATGGGACTATTGGAATTGATGGATACACCGGTTCAGTTGGATATACTGGTTCACAAGGTAACGATGGAATTGGTACTACAGGATATACCGGTTCACAAGGTATACCAGGAGAGTATGCTGCAATTGGGTATACCGGCTCAGCAGGAGCAGACGGTACTATTGGAATTGATGGATACACAGGATCACAAGGCTTAATTGGATATACTGGATCAGCAGGTGATAGCGGAGGGAGTGGCTCATTATCCGTTATAAATGATAGTAGTACTGATACTGTATATTATGTGAGTATGTCGGATGTGTCCGGTGGAACTTGGAGCAACGCATATGTTTCAACTACCAAATTATTTTTTAATCCATCAACTGGAACATTAAATTCCACAATTTTTAATTCATTATCTGATAAAAATTATAAAACAAATATCAAGTTGATTGATAAACCGTTAGATACAATAAATTCATTATTAGGCGTTGAATTTGATTGGATTGATTCGTCGTTAAAATCAGCAGGGGTTATTGCACAAGACCTTGAATTAGTACTACCTCATTTAGTTGATACTAGCGAAACTGGTGTTAAAAGTGTTAACTATTTGGGAATAATTGCGTACTTAATTGAAGCAGTTAAGGAATTAGATCAAAAATTGAATATGAAACTAGGATAATTAACGTATGACTGCTGCTAAGGTTACAAGTCAATCAACAGAAGTAATATATTCATCAACTGCAGACCCAAATGTAAGGGTTACTGGACAATCAACAGAAGTAATATATTCATCAACTGCAGACCCAAATGTAAGAGTTACTGGACAATCAACAGAAGTAATATATAGATTACCAAATGTACCAAATCTTAGGGTTACTGGTCAATCGATTGAAATACTACACAGTCGAGTTCCTAAAAACAAGTGCCTTAGAACAATTGATTTTAATGTAGTAAACCCAGATGCAGAAACTGGAGATACTACTGGCTGGACTAATGAAACTGGATATATGATAGCTGATGGTAGATTTCACAGCGGTACATACTGCTTCGGCGGAGGTCCAAATGCTATTACATTAGCATCGTCTGATTCTATACTGTTAACAGATATAGGAATTGACGCAATTGAAGTAGATTTTAATCGAGTAATGGTTACTGTAAATTATTGGCAAAGCTCGTATGCTTCGGCTGATTATGGATCAGTAGGAATTAGATTTTATGATGCAAATAATGCACAGATTGATGTGGATCATTTTGGAAAGTATGTATCGAGTGACCCATATCCAGAGTGGAATAGTCGATCAAATACATTCCTACTTCCAAAAAATACAAGAAGTATTAAGATTTTATTTCTTGGAGTACGGAGTAATGGAACAAACTTAGATTTTTATGTAGATGATATTTCACTACAGGCTACAGTTTATAACAATGGATTCCCACACTATATTTTTAATCACGATGCAGAAACTGGAAACACTGCGGGTTGGACTGTAGAGCTTGGAAATCTTGGATTACGAACAGGATCTCAAATTTCAGGTACATACACCTTTTATGGAGAAAATACTAATGAATTTATTGCATCGTCTGAATTTATAAATCTAATTCAAGATGGAGTTCCATTAACTGAAATTCAAGCTAGACGAGCATTTATGCAAGTAAGTTGTAAATTAGGAACATATTCTAATCATCAAGATTACGGTTATTTAGGAGTGAGATTTTATGATGAATTTGATTCTATTATTTCCGAAACTTATGGAACACCTGAAGTGGGAAATTCAATTCCTAGTTTTATATTTAAAACAGAATCTTTTTTTGTACCAGAAACAGCAAAGAAAGCAAAAATATTAATAAGAGGGGTTAAAATTGATGGCGTAAGCAATGCCGACGCTCACTTTGACGATATTACTGCTGTTACATACTGTTGTGTACCTAACGAAGAAAACTTTACAGTTCCAGTTGATAGAGATCATACGTTATATAACTATTTTAGATCAGAACAAGATTCTGGTAAATTTTTTGAAAGTATTTACGTTAAATGGCACGAAGTTGGACTAACAGGACCAAATCTTACTCCGGGGAAATTGTATGGATTTGGATGGAATAGATATGGACAATTAGGAATTAATAGCACAATTGATGTATCAGTACCTACTCAAGTAAGCACTTCAGGAAGCTGGAGAACAGTAGTAGTAGACCAAACAGCATTAGCAATCAAAACAGATGGTACATTATGGGGTTGGGGAAGAAATACATACGGGGAATTAGGACAACGAGATAATGTTGATAGATCAACTCCAATTCAAATTGGATCAGATCGAGATTGGGTTGACATTGATACTACTAATTTAGGCTCGTGTGTAGCATTAAAATCAAATGGTACATTATGGGCATGGGGAAGAAATACATACGGACAACTTGGTCTAGACAGCCAAGTTGAAAACGATATAAGTTTTGGAGTATCAGTTGCATTATCGGGCAACGGAACAAAATTAGTAGTAGGATTAGTTAAGAGTGCAGCTACTGGCAATCGCGGAGGTTTTTATACATATACATTAAATCAAGGATATTGGGAAACAATCGGACCAATTATTCAGTCAAATGATGGAACACTTGATGATAATGAAGGAATAACATGTACGTTATCAGACGACGGTTTAATGTTAGTGACCGGAGTGCCCGGAAGAGCAGGAACCGGTGGTGACCTTGCAGTAGGAATAGTTATAACATATGATTGGGATAATGATAATAACGAATGGGTTCAACGAGGGAACTATTTATACCCACCTGAAATTGATGCAGTACCTCAATTAAGATTTGGAACCTCATGCTGCTTATCAAATGATGGATTACGATTAATAGTAGGAGCTGTTGGATATAACAGTAATCGTGGTAAAGTATACATTTATGATTGGAATACTAACACAGAGGTATGGGAGTTACATAGCGAAATAATTGAACCTAGTATAACAGCATCGCAAATCTTTGGAAGATCGTGTTCGATTACTAGTAATAAAACAACAATAGCTGTAGGGTCATCGTATTATTCATCAGACGGCGCAGTCTTTGTTTATGATTGGAATGGAGCTATATGGGCTAGTCGGTCAGTAATTTTACCACCTGCAGCAGATGTAGATAGTTCTAGTTTTGCAGTATTTGGAATATCATGTTCAATGTCCGATGACGGATCTGTACTAGTTGTTGGAGCTGCAGGTATTGACAAACCTGATCTAGGCAACACTGTGATTACTGGAATAGCTGGAGGAATAAATTCAGTATGCTCAGATACTACTACTATACTTGATAATATTGTACCAGGATCACACCAATCAGCAATTAAAATTACAACTTCTGATGCAGTAACTGCATCAGTAACTTCAGTAGCATATGTAACTCCAGATAATTCATTATTACAAACGATTATTTCAACTACAACAACTGACAATACATACGATGATGAATCTTACGATATCTCTCCACCTTGGAGTGTGGAATATTTAGGACAGACATATCAAAATGTGTTTTATGGATCTAACGGATATATAACATTTGGTGCAGGTAGCACATCTTATAGTGGTTTAAGTAGCACTAATCCTAGTTTACCTAAGATTTTTATTTTTGGGAATGATAACGTATTAACCGGATTATGGACAGGTACTGAAGGAACTACACCTAATCGTGTACATAGAGTAGTAATCAATACCACATTCGATTATTATAATGACCTTGGATTTGATAAAACTCCAGTTACGTATGAAATTAGATTTTTTGAAAATGCTCCATCTGAAATAGAAATACATTTTTTAAATGTAGCAGGGAGCAATATAACAACTTCTTCTCTATTTACAGATAATCTAGGAGCAGTGTATATTTACAATTGGAATACTGGAGGTAACCAGTGGGATGTACATAGTAAAATTTCAGCTTCTGATCAAACCGCAGGAGACTTTTACGGTATTTCGTGTTGTACAACATTTAACGGCGACTCTATTGTTGTAGGATCATATAGATGGGACGATACCGATGGCTCAGGTGCTCAAAATGCAGGCGCAGTGTATACCTATGCTTCTGCAGGGGACACTTGGATTTCTGCAGCAGAATTATTAACACAAATTGATTATAGTCCAGAGTTTTATCCAATCCAAGTTGGAACAGATCGGGATTGGAAACAAATAGAAATGAACGATCGATCTACGTATGCAGTTAAAGATGACAATTCACTATGGTCGTGGGGCCGTAACTATAGCGGCCAATTAGGTATTAACAATACAGTTGACTACTCATTCCCTACGATGATCGGTTGGGATAGAGACTGGAAAAAAGTAACTGCTGGAGCATACGGAAATGTTTTCGCACTAAAACAAGACGGAACACTCTGGTCATGGGGATTTAATGACTATGGACAGTTAGGACATAACGATGTAGTTAGTAAATCAACTCCTACACAAGTAGGAGTTGATGCTGATTGGGTAGATGCTGCAACTTCATGGCACACTAGTATTGGTCTTAAATCTAATGGAACAATATGGGCTTGGGGGAGAAATTTTTACGGCGAGCTAGGCCAAGGACACAGAAATGCACTTTCAGTTCCAACTCAAATCGGATTTAAATCAGACTGGAAACATGTGTCGGTATTCGGTTGGGGTACGTTATTTATAAATACATCAGGCGAATTATGGGGATGCGGATCAAACAGTTACGGAGTCTTTGATCCAGCAACTGCACCTAGTCATGTTTCAATTGCAACTCAAATAGGTACAGATACATATTGGAAATCGTTTAGCAAATCTAGTAAATCAAGTTCAATTATGGGCATAAAGTTTATATAAGGAAGAGTAATGAAATACGCATTAATTTATAATGGCACAATACAAGTAGGTCCTAGAGATTGGATGTACTCTGCATTTTTAGACTTTTTAACAAGTAAGTTAATAAGTGTAGATACTTTACCGGTTACTGCACCGAATACACCAATTACAACAGAACAATACAAAATTTTACCAGTTTATTACACCAGACCCATTTATAATCAAAGATTTCAAACACTCCAAGGGCCGTTCTATCAAATTGAAGAAACTTATGTATCAGCAACATATAATATAGTAGACCAAGATATTAATATCTTAAAATCACAACTAAAGACAGCAGTTTCAGCACAACGATACGATGCTGAAACTTCTCCGCTTTCGTACACATTTAAAGATGGTGAAACTGTGCAGTTGTATACATCCCGTGAAGATAGAAGAGTGTACTTAGATATTTTATTATCATTGCCAGACTCTGAATCTATTATGGTAAAATATTATGATGGTAAATTTAAATTAACAAGCAAAGAAGATATATCTGCTATAGTAAATCTAGGAAGACAGCATATTACATCTGTATTTGCATGGGAAGAAAGCAAATATAAATCAATCGATGCAGCACAAACGATAGCAGAATTAAAAGCAATTGGAGTTACTCATCCGTTAAATCGAACTGTAGAAGAAGTAGTATCATCGGTTATACCAGATGGCGTATTTATAGGGATTAACTAATTAACAATGAAAAATTTAAGCATACTAAATTTTAAGGAAGACTTTGAAGATATTATAGATATCTATGTAGCTAAAGAATGGATAAGTTTAATTGACAATAGATTTTTAACCGAGCAAGGACAAAATTTAAAATTCCAAATATCAGGCAATTTAGTAGGATGGGGAACTAGTTACAATAGTGAGTTAATGTGGGATATACCATTAAATAGTACGTACACTGTAAATATAACCGAAATCCCAAATATTACACAACCTGCATTAATAGGCAGGAATATTGCTAAAATGGATGCCACTTATAATACTAATGGCGCAGTTTTTTTAATTGATACTAACAATAAATTGTGGGGAATGGCAGCACAACAGGTAAATTCTACTCTTGGAGATCTGCAATATCCTACCGGGGGAACTTATACAACGCCGATTCCTTTAAACCCAGAGTATTCGTGGGCATCTGTAAAAACAGATGCTGATTACCATACACTAGGTTTACAAACTAACGGTACATTATGGGCATGGGGATGGGATAGTCAAGGGGAGATAGGACAAAATTTACCAGAAGACACATACAATGAACCTGTTCAGATAGGAACCGATTCCGACTGGGTTGAAATTGGTTGCATGGAGCAAGCTTCGTATGCTAGAAAATCAAACGGTACTATTTGGTCATGGGGGTACAACTTAGACGGTCGGCTAGGCCATGACGATATTGTTAACATTAACAGATCATCTCCAATCCAAATAGGAACCGACACTGACTGGGCTGCAATTGTTGTATCGGAATATCAAACAGTGTATGCGCTAAAAACAAATGGAACGCTATGGTCATGGGGGAAAAACTCTAGCGGACAGTTAGGCCATAATGACACCATTAATAAATTATATCCCATTCAAGTAGGAACAGATACAGATTGGGCTATTTTACCAAATAAAATAAGTGGAGTATCTATGGCTGCAATAAAAGCAGACGGTAGTTTATGGTCATGGGGGTACAACTTAGACGGTCGGCTAGGACACAATGACACTATTTATAAGTCCACTCCAACACAAGTAGGAGTTGATACTAACTGGACGTCGATTTCAATAAATTACATTTTTTTAGGGGTAAAAACTGACGGAACTCTGTGGGGGTGCGGTGATAACAGCGCAAACTTGATAGATTATGCAACAATTACTAATAAATCTACCCCAATGCAAATTGGAACCGATTCAGATTGGAAAGAAACACTAAGTACAGCAGCACACTTTGCATATGCTACTAAAACTGATAATACACTATGGGCATGGGGTGAAACTTGGTCATATTTAACAGGATTTACAACAGGGGATCTAAAGGATATATATCCAGCACTTACAACTCCTACTTCAATATCTAAAGAATCGAACTGGGAAAGTGTAATAACAAATACTACTGCATATGTAGCTACTAAAACAGACAAATCTGTATGGGGCTGGGGATATAATACATATGGCGGATTGGGATTGAATAATAATATTAATGAAGTTTCTAAACCAACATTAATAACATCGATTACTGACTGGACAAAAATATCAGTAGCTAGTCGAAATGTATTTTTTTTAAAGCAAGACGGTACTATATGGGGAGCTGGATACAATACGCGAGGACAATTGGGGCAAAATGATATAATTCATCGATCAACTCCTACTCAAGTAGGTTTAGATACCGACTGGATAGACATTTCTGCAGGTAGGTATGTAGTTTTAGCATTAAAAGCAGATCAATCATTGTGGGCATGGGGCGATAATAGAGAAGGTGCACTAGGTACTAATGATTTGATCTATAGGTCAACTCCTACGTTAATTAGCAGCGATGCATGGGCATACATACAAACTTATTCAGATTCATCATATGCAATTAAAACAGACGGATCTCTTTGGGCATGGGGTGAAAATGGAAGAGGACAATTAGGGTTAAACGACACATTTGCTAATAAGCTCATACCTACTCAAGTAGGTTTAGATACTAATTGGAAGAGTGTGAAAAATGGATTCTCCCATGCAATTGCAGTGAAAACAGATGGAACACTATGGTCATGGGGTTGGAATGAATTTGGCGAGTTAGGTCTAGGGCAAGATGTTCCTTATAGAAGTACTCCTACGCAGATAGGTGCAGATACTGATTGGGAAGAGCCATTATCTGCACCGGAATACAGCGGAGCATTAAAAACAGATAATACATTATGGGTTTGGGGAATTAACGACGATGCACAGTTAGGTAATGGAAAAATAGACCCGTCGTATAAAGGAAAGTATAACTCGCGTATTCCAATTCAAGTTGGGTCTGCAACTAACTGGAAAAGTATTAGCTTTGCACGATATGCAGTTTTTGCAGTAATTGAACCTCTTGCTGAAAATTTAAATCAAGACCCTATTATTGATAATTTATATTGGAGTTCGGGTCCAACAGTTGCTGTAGGAGTACCAGTCCAATTATTTTGGGAAACAACACATGCATCGTCTGTTAATTATTATATTAGTGGATTAGGCGGAAGCGATAATCTCGCTCCAGATGATTCTTCATCTACTATTGTATTTGAAATAACAGATGTTGGTAAAAAATATACAGGAACAGTTACAGCATATAATAGTATTGGAGTATCAGTTTCTGCTTCTGTTAATTTAACAGTAGTTTAATATCTATTTTTAGCTATATAAATAGTTCTATATAGCTAACTAATAGGTATTTTTATGAACCAGCAAGACACTTTTTATAACATATTAAACTCGAATATTGTTTCAAATGAAAAAGATTTGAAGGATTTTTTGAGAATTTCTTCAAAGTATTCAACTGATTTAGCATGTTTAGATACTATAGGGCAGATACAATCGAAAATTAAAGATTACGAAAACTGTATTAGCACGCTCCATCGATGCATCGACACTGCAACTACACCGCAGCAAATTACAGCTATTCGAATTAATTTGGCAAAAACATATAATTTAATTAACGACCCTCAAAAAGCTATACAGCAATTGTTATATATTCAAAAAGTTCTACAAAATAACGATAGTGATATTTTAATGGAGTTATCACTATCGTACTACTTATCAGCAAATTATAATAAATCAAAAGAGATATTAGAGTCAATCTTAGAAGTTGAGAACATTCCTGAAAAACTAAAAAATAGAGTAGAATATAATTTAGCTACTTATCGCATTGCTGAAGGACAATTTAAAAAAGGATTAGCAGACTATGTGTATAAAGGTTGTGCAATTGGTATTTGGAAAACTATAGAGATAGATAATATTCCAATGTGGGACGGAACTATTAGGGAAAACTCTACTCTTTATATATTCGGTGAAGGCGGAATCGGTGATGAAATAGTTTGTTTTAGGTTTGCAAAATACTTAAAGCAAATAGGTATTACTCCAGTTTGGATCACTACTCGACCTGATTTAAAAGACATATTTGAACAACATGGAGTAGATACATTATTAGATAAAAGTAAAATTACTAAAACTAAAAATTCTTATCGATGTAACTCTATGATGCTTCCTGTGTTATTAGATCTTGATGAAACACAAGTATGGTTTGGAAGTTATTTAAAACCGTCAGATGAATACTTGACAAAATGGGAAGAATTACTCCCACAAGGTAAAAAACTAGCATGTAAATGGGAAGGCAGTCCTTACTATGAACAGCAGCTACATAGATCTATACCGTTTGAATATATTGACCATTTACAATTTGACGGTACAAAAATAAATTTACAATTAGAACCTAGTAATGCTAAAAGTAATATGTTTAATGCCGGACAGTACATTAATCATATTAATGATACATTGGCAATTTTATATTTGTGCGATTTAACTGTTACTAGCTGTACTTCTATTGTACACATAGCAGGAGCTATGGATTGTTCTACTATAGTATGCCCTCCAGTGGCAGCATACTATGTGTGGATTAATTGCAAAAATAACAAGTCATATTGGTATTCAGATAAAGTTAAAGTATTTCAGCAACAACAACATAAAAACTGGGAAAATGTATTTACTCAAGTTCAACAAGAGATAATCAATGAACAATTCATATAATCGTCAAATATCACATGCGTATATTATTACTGTAAAAGGCAATAATAAATCAGAAACTCTTTCGAAACGAGCTCAAGAAACTTGTGAAATGGTAAATCAACCATTTAAAGTGTGGGATGCGGTTGAATATAAAGATAAAGCTATTCATTTTCCATCACATATCAGTGAAGATAACATAGTTAGATTTTTAAAAATGACTAATCGATATCTTACAGGAGGCGAACTTGCATGTGCATTATCGCACATCTCATTATGGTTTGAATGTTTGAAAATTGATCAACCGATAATCATTTTAGAACATGATGCTGTTATGATTAAAAAATTAGAGTTCCATCCATTTTTTAATAGTGTGTTTTATTTAGGATGTCAGGAATATACAAAATCAATGCCGTCTGTTCCAATACCGTTGTATGCATCAGATGGTAAAAACAATTTATTCATATGTAGAGCTCACGCATATGCAATCGATCCGCATGTGGCAAAAAACATGTTGTCATATGTACTTCAACATGGAATTGTTGACCCGTTAGACTTTTTAATTCGATCTGATTTATTTTCTATTCAATACGATGGAACTATTTATGCGTATGATATGCCAGATGATACTACTATATTAAATAGAGATCAACGGAGTGAAAGCGGCTATCGACTAGCAATACCTAATGATAATTTAGAAATATAGTGATAAATACTTAGAAATTAATAAAAGGACTTTTATATGGCTGTTCGATTTTCTAGTTCAAATGTAGACTTAGATAATATTTTACTTAGACGAGGATTGTATATTAACGTAGCAGAACCGGTAATGCCTAATTCTATATACTTATCAGGATATGTTGGGGATATAAACACAAGTGTACTTCCTGATGCTGGATTAGCAAACTTGTCAACACCGGTTCAACTTACGACAGACACTCAATGGGTCAGCATATCGTTAGGCGATCCAAAACCTATGTTCTTAATTAACTCGGAAAATCAATTATTTGTGCTAGGCGATGATATAGGATTTAGTCAAACTGTTTACTCAAATGGACTAGGTGACCGATTTGATAGCCATCCTAGTCCAGTTCAAGTAGGTACAGATGCTGATTGGAAATCAGTATTTGTTAACGATCAATATAATGTTTTTGCATTTAAAAACGATGAGTCTGTATGGTGCTGGGGATTTAATAGTAAAGGAGTGTTAGGGTTGAACGATACCGTATTTAGGTCAACACCTGTACTGTTTGCTTCCTCTGGGTGGAGTAGTATTCATGGAGGGCGTGAATGGTCAATTGGTCTGAAAACTAATAATACACTATGGGCATGGGGATCTTTAACCAATGGTCTAAGTGGAAATAATAACGGTTCGATAACTCGATCAAGTCCTATACAAGTAGGCATAGATACAGATTGGCAAAAAATCAAAGGCGGCAGATATAGTGCCTACGGATTAAAACTAGATGGGTCTCTTTGGACATGGGGAAACAATACATTTGGACAATTAGGACATAATGAAGTAATTAGTAAATCGACCCCAGTTCAAATAGGGTTCACTATAGAGAAAGATTGGAAAGATGTCTTTGTTGGATACGAGTCTGCTTATGCTATAAAAAATGACGGTACGCTATGGTCATGGGGAAACAATGCAAACGGCCAGTTAGGAGTAGGTACAACACTTCCATTATCATCACCTACTCAAGTTGGATTTGATACAGATTGGCAAGAGGTATTCCCGTATACATTGGGAGTATTTGCTAAAAAAACTGACGGATCGTTATGGGCGTGGGGATATAATAACAAAGGACAACTAGGATTAAATTCAACATTACAAACATTATCTCCAACACAAGTAAGTACTGTTGGGAGTTCAACTAAAATAGTATCGATACTAGACGGTGACATAGGCTATACTGCTTTCTTTTTAACTTAAAATACATTTTCTTATTAATGTGTAGAACTAAATAAACACGAACACATTAATTTATTTAAAGGAAAACTATGAATAACACAGACCAAATTTTAACAGAATTAGAACAACGATTTTTTGATATCCCTTTTGAAAATTCACAATATCAAGATAAGGCATTTTTAATTACAGCACAACATACTCCAGCACGAGCATATCGAGCAATCGGACTACGTATGTTTTCAAAAATTCAAGCAATTAAAGAATTAAAATATGGAAGAATGCTGGAAGAAGTTGAATTAGAAGAGCTGCAAGAAACTATTGATAACCCGAATTTTAACAAATTTGAAAAACGAAAAGCTGAAATTGAAATAGAGAGGAAATTATCTTCAAGAGGGTATACTAACAAATTACTAAATGATGCAATTGCAGAATTAAATTTTTTATACTCTGAACTAAACAAGTTTCCAAAATATACTAGAGAGCAATTTGAACTTGAAGAAAAAGAACATTTTAATCGTAGATTAAATCAACAATTAGTAGCACAAGGTGCTAAAGAGTCGTTAGTAAATATGACACAAGTTGAAAATTTTGATAAAATGGTAGCAGAAGCTCAACAAGTGTTAGGACATCAAGAACCTGATGTACAAGCACTAATGGAAAAATTAGAACAGTACGAATTGTAAAAGATAACTACTGTTATATTTTTTAACAGTAGGATATCGACACATGAAAATCGCAATAATTGACACGTTAGGACTAACGTACGACGGCTCGACTCTTTCTAAACGAGGTTTAGGAGGGTCTGAGTCGGCAGTTATATTAATTTCACAAGAACTAGCATCACTAGGGTTTGAAGTAGATGTTTATAATAACTGTATTGACTCAGAAGCATCGCCAGGTGTATATAATAATGTAACATACATTGATCATTCTCAAACAAACTTATATAAAACTAATTATGATATTGTAATATCTTCTAGGTCCGTATTTCCATATTTTGCAAACTCCACTCATCCTTTTGCAGTAACAGCAAAACATAGGGTATTGTGGATGCATGATACATTCTGTAAAGGTGACGAACATATTGAAGCAATGTTAGTTGGAAATTATATTCACGAAATATTTACATTATCTGACTTTCATACTAATTATATTTCAAATAATAATCATGGCGGTAATCGTCGAATGATGGAAGTGTTTAAACACCAGATATGGCAGACACGTAACGGTGCTGTAAAATGGATTGACGAAGTTGATTTATCAAAAAAAGATAAAAATCATTTTGTTTACAATGCTTCTGCTACTAAAGGATTAATTCCATTATTAACTAACATTTGGCCCGAAGTGAAACACCGTATACCGTTAGCAAGGTTAACATGTATAGGAGGATTTTATAGATTTAGAGAAGGAGCAGAACCAGACGAACAGGAAAAAACTGTAAATCAGTTAATGAAGGATCCAGAATTAAAAAAGTTAGGAGTTACATTTACTGGAGTAATTTCACAAAAAGAAATTGCATCAATTCTAGCAAATGCTAATTTTATGTTATATCCACCAGACTTTCCAGAAACTTTTGGAATTAGTTCATTAGAATCATTGTTATATAAAACACCGATTATTACTAGTAACTTCGGAGCATTGGAAGAAACAGCAATCGAATCTGCTTGCTATAAAATCAATTACCCAGCAGTCCCAAATAGCTTATATCCAAACATTGATCCTAAGCTGCAAGCTCAACAATTTATTAATACTACAATAGCCGCGTATAATAACACATACTTGCATCAACAAAAACAAAATGCCTGTGAAGTTGTAAACGATATTGCCGGTTGGGATACTGTTGCGCTACAGTGGAAACAGCATTTTTTTAATATTTTTAAATATCCGTTAGGTGTATACGAATACAGAAAAGTATCTGAAATAAATGATAAAGTAGCTAGAATTTTTAATCGTCGATTTAATAATGCTGAAACTAGAACTCGGTATACTAGTTATGGAAAAGAACAGCATATTGTAGTTATTTCTCCTTTTTGGAATGCCGAACGCTATATTAGTGATTGTATACAATCAGTTGCCCAACAAGATTATAATAATTATACTCATATATTAATTGACGATAACAGCACAGACAGCTCGTACACTGTTGCTAAAATGACTATTAGTACATTACCTGAAAGCATTGCTCAGAAATTTATTTTAATTAAGAATGAAACTAATAAAGGAGCAATTGCAAATCAATTCTTTGCATTTGAAAACCATGTATCAGATAACGATATTGTAATGTTATTAGATGGCGATGACTGGCTAGTAAACAATAATACTATTTTTCATTATTATAACAATTTATATAAACAGTCAATTGAATTTACATATGGATCGATGTGGAGTGTAGCTGATAATATTCCATTAATTGCTCAAACTTATCCTCTCAAAATTAGAAAAACTAAAACATACACTCAACATGAATTTAATTGGGGGATACCGTATACACACCTAAGAACATTCTTAGGTAGTTTAACTCTTTCATTAGATGAAAATGATTTTAAAGATGAAAGTGGAAATTGGTTTAAAGCTGGAGCTGACAATCCATTATTTTACAAATTAATCGAACAAGTAGATTGTGATAAAATTTATTGTGTTAAAGAAATTATGTGTAATTATAATGATAAAAATCCGTTAAATGATTATAAAATACGATCAGATGAACAACGCAAAGTAGTACATAGATTTAAAAAACAACAGCAGGAACAGTTTTCGGTTATAGTTCCTACTATGTGGAAATGCAAGGATTTATTTCTACAAGCACTTACGGAATATTCATCTAATGAGCTAGTAGGAGAAATTATCATTATTAATAATGATGTTGCTAATACACCAAATTGGCCAGTGTTAAGTCATCAAAAAGTTAGAATGTTTAATATGGATAAAAATATTTATGTTAACCCTGCTTGGAATATGGGAGTTGAATTAAGTACATTTGAATATTTAAATATAGTTAACGATGATATTATATTTGATTTACATGTGTATGAAAAAATACAAACAATAATTAAAGACCCGCACGTTGGAGCATTAGGTATAATTGCAGGTGAAGAACATTTCAACCAACCGTTAAGTACTGATTATACTATTGATTTTATTGACTGGAAACCTGGAGATTGTATCCATAATTTTGGGCAATGTATGTTTATGAGAAAAGATGCATGGACTCCAATTATAGAAGATCTTAACATTTATTTTGGGGATGATTTTATTTTCCACAGCAATTTTTTAAATGAACGTAAAGTTGTTTTAGTGTATAATATTAATTATCAGTCTCCATGCGCTCAAACAACTTCTGTATTACCCGAAGGTCCTGAGTTTTATAAAAAGGAAAAATTAATCTACAGCGAATGGTACTCAAATAATCCAGTTAACTTTGATTTTTTAAATGGTGATCGCACATGAAAACTATATTAATAGCAGTTCCAACTAATCGATATATCGAACCGGAAACATTTAAATCAATTTACGATTTAACTATACCTAATGGATATAAAACAGAATTTCAGTTTTTTTACGGTTATCAAATAGACCAAATTAGAAATTTAATAGCCGAATGGGGGAAACGCTATGATTATTTATTTTGTGTAGATTCAGATATCAAATTGCCAAAAAATGCGTTATTTAATCTAATACAAGCAAATAAAGATATCGTAACAGGGTTATATATACAACGGATACCAAATAGTCATACACTTGAATTGTATAAAGATAATACTGCAGGAGGAATGAACAATATACCATATAATGAAATTAAATCATTACCTTTAGTACCCGTTGACGGATGTGGTTTTGGTTGTGTTCTTATAAAAGGAGAAGTTATTCGAGCATTGCCTTATCCGCATTTTGTATATAAATCAGCGTTAGATCATCGATATACATTTTCTGAAGATGTATATTTTTGTCGAAAAGCAAAAGAACATGGTTTTGAAATTTGGGCAGATACTACAATAAAATGCGAGCATATAGGAAAGTATACATTTAAAGTTGATTCTGATGAATATATTAGGCATGTAGCATTGCGAAACATGGATTTACTGCCGCATGTACATGTAGACTATTTAAAAACATTAAAAATAGAGCCTAAAGTAATTTATGACATTGGTTCTAGTGTTATGCATTGGACTGATAAAGCAAGAACTATTTGGAAAGATGCACAATATTTTTTAGTTGATGCAACAGTTGAATTGGAAGAACTGTATAAAGCAGAAAATGAAAACTATTATATAGGTGTAGTATCTGATAAAAATAATAAAGTGGTTAACTTTTATTGTGATGTAATGAATCCCGGGGGTAATTCCTATTATAAAGAAAATACAGCAGCATATAACGAGTCACATAAACAAGTTAGAACAACTATTACATTAGATACAATTGTTGATATATCACAGTGGCCTTTACCTGATTTAATTAAATTAGACGTCCAAGGATCGGAAATTGATATTTTAAAAGGTGCTGTTAAATGTTTGTCTAATAATCCAGATATTATATTAGAAGCGCAACACGTTGATTATAATGCTGATGCTCCTAAAATTGCAGAAGTTATGGAATTTATGACACAACAAGGATATCGTTTAGTTAGTAATTTCTGTACTACTCAAGTAGACGGGGATTATCATTTTACTAAAGATGTTATAGTAAATTAATTACATCAAACACAGTTTGCAATTTTGTTTTAATAATATGATTTAGCAAACTGTGTTTTAATCCACGATGTAATGGTTGAGGACAATTTGCTAAAGTTGACCATGACCATCCAAAATGTTCACTACTTAAATGTGGTATAAACTCAGAGTCTAATACACACAAATATGTATGAAAGTTAAATTTATTATCATTTGAAATGAACGATTCTAATGGAATTACTTTTGAAAATTCAGGATTATATCCAATTTCTTCAAGAACTTCACGCTGTAAACCTTGCCATGCAGTTTCCAGTTCAGTATTTTTGCCACCTACTAAACCCCAAGTTCCTTTATGCTTTCCTGATGCTTTTTGCAGCAACAAAATTCTACCAGTTGACTTAGCGTATATTAATGCTCCACTGCAAACTACTTTATTATCCATCTAAATCAATCCGCCATGTTCCAATAGCATAAACTCCATCTATGCTTAACAACCATTCTCCGTTATTATAACGATATTGAGTATTTGTATTTAAATTAGTAACATAGGTAATCTCTGCAGTTTCAGATGCATCAAATATTACGGTCCACTTATTGCCATTCCATTCGATAATGTCGTTTTCACTAGCAAAAAATCCAGAGCCGTCTAAGTTTTTCCAAGCTGCAGGATATTGTAATGCATCAGGACTACTAATATCTTCCAAAATTAACAATCGTAGACCAGGAGTTCGAATTGACTCTGGATTTAATCTTGAAGGATCAATTATGTAATCAACTGTAGTTCTTTCAGCTATGTTGCTAGTAATGATTGTATCTTGTGGAAAACTATCAGTGTCCCAATTAACAATTAAATTTTCATCTGATGTTGGATCTATTATAAAAGTACCGGTAATAACAGAATCATTATCTAAACTTGATAAAAATATTGTACTAACATTTGGCATATAATTGCCCGGTAGCATTTCAATAACTCCTCTCCAACTTTTAGCCACAGAGTCGTCTGTTGTAATAATTTTAACATTGCCACCGTCTACATAAATTCTATGATTTAAATAATTAGTATTGGCCATCTCTGGATCTAATAAAGTATTTGCTTTTCTTCCAAACTCGTTTTCAACAATACCTGGAGTAAAAAAATCATCCCACGCATTGATTTCAGGAGCACTAACACCTTTGTCAATGTCACCTCGAGATTCGTCAAAAATGCTAGTAATGATATTAGTAATAATTCCTAATCGTTTAACTTTAATAGGAGGAGAAATGAAAATAGGAATACTTAATGTTATAGTTGCTACATCGATTGTTGAATCTGTTCCTACCGGAACACTTCTATTTGACCATTGAATTGAATTTAAATTAACTACAGTAACGCTTGTCCAATCTACAAAATTATCAGTAGTTTGTATTTCGATACTGGGATTAAACCAAACTAATATTTGTTCTAATAATTGTAACTTTTGATCAGTGCTAGATGCCCAAATGTCTGCATTAACTGTTAATACATACGGAGTAGGCATTAATTTTTCAATAGTGTAATTTTTCCCTTGAAAGTTTAAATATTCATTTTGTTCAGAATCGTATGCACGTTCACGTATTTGTGTCTTTTTAACAAATGAAGAATCTGACATTCTTTCTCTGTCTAACTCTAAATTGGTAACATACACAGAAATTCTAGGAGCACTAGGTAATTTATTTTCAGAATTATCGTTAATAATACTTGCAACTTGACGACTAAGATCACCGTACACTACAGGAACTTGTTTTATAGTACCATCACCGTACTTTACTGGAAAATTTGATAACAATCTCATTATTTGTGTAATGTATCGTCTTATCTGTCCATCATAAAAGTGTCTCAACTTATAACTCCTTAATTATCCGATTTTGGTCGCAATGCTTTAGATAAGCTTTGACGTTCTTCTACTATCTCACCGCCAATTTCGCTTGTATTTGTATTATTGATAAAACTGGATTTTAATGTCATACGATCATCTGTATTAGATAATGTCATACGTAAATCATCACCAATTTTAGTCCATTTTGTTCCGTCGTATCTAAATAACCGATTTGGAACAAAATCAGTGCGTAAAAAATAATCACCTTCGTAATTTAATCTAGGAAACTGCGCTCCACTACCAAATGGATAACCGTTTGGTGGATCACTATCACCATAAAATACCAAGTAACCAGTGTAACCTATTCGTTCTGGTGATTC